CTTATGTAATCTATTGCTTTTTGTGATAAAATACCTCTACAATCATTAACGACATCAGATGCATAACTATCTACATATTTATCAAGAGCCATTGATTTATCTTTATTTGACTCTCTTAAATAATAACTATATTTTTCATACAATCTTGATGAACGCTGTGATAATTCACTAGCCGCTTTAAATTGATTACTATCAAGTCTGTCTGATGCATTTTCTCCGTATTCTTTTTGTACAATTTTAATGTATTTTTTCATTGTTGGACTTTTTAAATCCATAACTTCTTTCATCATTTTATCAAGATGTTTTACAGTTTTGTTAACCATTGCTTTAATCTTTTTTGGGTCATTTTTCATTTTTTTAACCAAATCAGAATATCTTTGTTTTTGTTGTTTTGCAAATTCTTTGTGGTCAATAAATTTACTTGCACCATATCTAGCGGATTGTCTAAGTTCTGCTTTTCTTTGAGCTCTCATAAACTCACCACCTTTTTTCATATCAATATGATAATATTCTAAACCAGGAATATCTTGAATTGCTTTTAAACTTCTGTATCCAAATACATCTAGTCCAACCATTTGTTTTGAATAACTATCTACTTCACCTGCTGTTCCAATCTCTGCTCTATAACTTGAACCAGTGTATAAAGCTTTTCCGTCTTTTAATACTGCAACAAGTCTTCCTTTTGTAAGACCTACATACGCTCTACCACTACTATAATAACCTTGTCTTACTTTACTTGGTAGATATTCAATAGCTTTACCAGCAACTGCAATAACTAAACCTTTGTTTTTTGGTGTTCTTAATTTTTCAATATGATAATCTTCTATTTTATCCCACTCAACTCCGTATCTTTTTGCTGTCTGTGAAAAGAAGTCTCTATTTAGACCACCATATCCACTTGCTAAATTTCTTAAAACATCACTTTTAAATGCTTCAGTCAACATCATTGATTTTTTAACATTGTGAATTTCTTCTTTGATTATTTGTCTTAATTGTGATTTAGTTATTTTCATATTATTTCTCTGTAATGATATCGTGTATTAATTGTTCTGTTTTACACCAAATACCACAATCTGGTCTTTGTTCATATTGTTGAGTTTTATCAACTGATTCGTTCATTGGTGATAAAAATGCTCCGTGAGTTGAAGGATTTGATACAAAGTCAAATGCAATTAACTCAAAGTCCGGTTGAACTTCTTGAGCTCCACTTTCACCAAGTGTTTCTACTGAACCCAATCCTCTTGAACTAATACCTAATTTGATACCTGATTTAAATAATTCTTTTAAAATGTTTCCACTTGGTGTTCCCAATACTTCAACGGTACCGACTAAATCGTTTCCGTTAAAATGCATTTCCATAATATTGTGTGATGTATTCTGCAAGTTAACTACTGATGAGTCTGGGTGGTCTAATTCACCAAGTGCTCTTTTTTGTTGAATAAAGTTTTCTGTGTATTTTTTAGCTTCTCTCATCAACAAATCTTTTGGATATACTCTACCATTTTGATTTTTGGATTCTGCTCTTTGTAATACACCTTTAACAATAAGTTTTCCGTCATTTGTTGACATAGACTCATTGATTTGTTGTGGTGTTACTTCAAATGGAATATAATCTACTATTAATTGTTTCATTACTTTACCTTTTTCTTTAATCCTAATGCATCTCTCATAAATTTTGTTACATTAGAACGATATTGTTTTTTTAATTCTTTTGATAATGGTTTGTTTGTTTTATCTTTGGAAACTTTTCCTTGTAAAACATCATCAAACTTATACATTTTATCACGAAAAGTAGCTTCTGCTTTTTTTAATTTTTCAATAGCTTTAGAAGCTCTGGCTTTGTCTGATATGTCTTCTGATAAAGACATTTCCATAAGTTCTATTACTTTTTTTAATTCAGACAATTTCATTATTTTAAATTTCCTACTTTACCTGCTAGTTTTACTAACTTTTCTGAAATACCACTTAGTGCTTTATGTGTAGTTTTCCAATAATCTCTTGAATCTACTTGTAATTCTGTTTTTAATTTTAAATTCATATTAATTGTTTTATTTAATTCATTTAATGAATTACGAACTTCACGAATACTTCTACCAATTTTTTGTTTTGGTGTTAAAGATTCGTCATTTCTCCAATCGTGATAACGACCTTCACCTAACATTTGTTTGTTTTTAAAAAGTTGCATAAGTTTTACCATTGCTTTTTCAGCGTCAAGAAGTGTTTCATAATGTTTATTGTAATCTTTTTTTCTAAGTTCTTTATCACCAATATAAGTTGCTTTTGAAAAGTCTTTTTTTAGATTACCAATACCTTTTACGAGATTTCTTAATGCATTGACTTCTTGTTTAGTAACTTCGTTTACTTTTGTAAATCCTGTTGAGTTTGTTGAGATGTCGTCTTCTTTCTTTTTATCTTGATTTCTTTTTTTCTTTGATTGAAAAGCGTAAGGTGTTTGTGGTGGCCCCTCTCCTCCGTCTAAATTACCAGTCATTGAGGCTTCACCGATTTGTTCTTTTTTCCAACCACCACCAGCTGATTTATATTGTTTTGCTGCCCAAGCATTAGCATAAGCACTTGGATAGACATCAAATTTCTTTTTGGCTTGTGATTTATAATAAGACCATTTGGAAGGATTGGTTGGTGTGTTTTTTTCAAAAAATAAGTTAAGTTTTTCTTCCACACTTTCTAATGGTGCTAAACCTTTTTTTTTTCTTTTTTTAGCTTGAGTGCTTGCATATTCATTTGTAGAAACTTCTTCTTCTACAACTTCAATGATAAGTTTTTTTAAATTATTTAACGCTTGTGACATCTTTTAATTCCTTGATTAGTTCATAGTATCTCATTAAAGAAATAACTTGATTATCTTTAACGACTGATTTAGTTGTAAAGTTTTTTGCTTGATTAATAGCTTCACTCAATTTGATTTTTACCACTTTATCATTTACTTTTCTGGATAGTGATTTTAACTCGTTTACAACCTTTGTGATTTCTTCATTTATGAACTTACCAAAAGAATTAGAATTAGATATATTATTAATGTATTCTCTTAGAAGTGATTTTTGTGATTCTGATAAATTGGTATATTTTTTGTTGAATTTTTCAACCAAAATCTGATATGACAATAGTTGAGTATCTCTTTCTTCTTTTCTCAAAGTTTCTACCAATGAATCTGGTTTTTGTTTCTTTGGTCTAGAAGTAATACCCTCTAAAATTGTGTATTTAGTATCAATAACTTGTTTTGGATTAAAATCTATTTCTGTTGTTTCTACTAAAAATAACTTATAAATAGATGCCAAAGTTTTATAATTTGATACTCTTGTGTTAAAGAAATCTTTAGACGAAAAAGTTTCTGATATTTCTTTAATTAAGTTGTATTTCTCAACTTTTAATTCTTTATTACTAATTCTCTGTCTTGTTTTAATAACAGCTTCTAGTAATTTTTCTGCTCTTGATTCGTCTTGATAAGAATTGGTTAGGAGAATATCATATAACTCTTTCTCTTTCCCTAATGCAGTATTTTCATTAAAATATTTTTTTAATAAACTTACTGATTTTGATTCTTTATTATTTAAAATGTCAGCTGTTACCTGTCTTGTCAAAATTTCAAATAATAAACCTGTATTCTTTATCTTAGAATGTTTTATTTTTTGGGACATATTATTCCTTAACTCCTGTTTTTATAAACACCAATCCTTATTGATATACTCTATCAATTATAAATATAATGGAAGTAAATAATTAATCAATTTAATTGTCATTTAAAGACGAAGAAACTTCCTTTTCATATTCAGTTTCTACTACTTCGGCTTCATTAATTAATTTCTTATCAATTTTTGATTTTAATTTATCTAACCCTAATGATTCTCTATAAGATTTACCGTATTTTGGACTTGAACTACGAAGTTTTTTTCTTTCGTGATTACCTAGTGGGTCGCGACCTCTTGCACTTCCGTCTTTTCCGTAATGTGGCATTTCTTTTGGTCTTCCAGCACCTTCCCAACCGCCTTCAGGAGAACCACCCTCTGGCCCTAATTCTTCATTTCCGGTTCTACTCATATAATCGTCTTCGGCTTCTTCTTGTTCTTCCTCGGCCGCTTGTTTAGGGTCTGTTCCTTCGTTTTTAATTGACTCAAACCTAAATTCTTGTATTTTATCTTCTACAATTTTTTCTTCAAATCCTTTTATCTCGTCTTCTGAGAATCCAAAGATTTGTTTATACGCCCAATCCTTAGATACTACTGAATTTTCTGATGTTAAGTCGTTGAATGTTTGGATTCGTTGTCCTAACAATTCTAACTTTTCTTGTTCATAAATTTTAGATGGATTTGTTAGTTCTAAATCAAAGTTTACTAAGTCAGCATCAGTATATCCTTGTGAGTATAAATGAACAATACCAATCTTAGTTAATTCACTAACCATAATTCTTTGTATTCTTTCTACGGTTCTAGCAAATCTAACATCTTCTGCCGCTAGTGTTGCTTTTGATTCACTAGCTTTCTCAGCATATCCATAATATGGTTGTGGTATCTTTAATGATGCTAATAATTTATTTCTTAAATATTCAATATCGTCTGTTGTTTGATATTCTAAACCACTAAGATTTTCTATTCTTGTTCCACTATCTCCACCACGAACAGGTAAGAAAAAGTCTTCTGTGATATTTTGAATATTGTATTTTAAATTGTATTGTCCATTATCATCTATCACTGGTGCTTTTTTCATTTTACCAACTATTTTTTGCATATAATTGTCAACTTCTGCTGGTGGGATATTTCCGATATCAATATTAAATATTCTTTTTTCTGGAGCTCTCATAATTCTATGGATTAACATAGCATCTTCCATAAGTGATAATTGTTTCCACACTTTACGACCACCCTCTAACATAGAACGACCATAAGGTAAGAAGTTTGAATCAGAAATCATTCTAAAGTGAGCTACTTCATAATTTTCAAGTTCTGATTTTTGTCCTTGTTGTGTTTGTCTTATATCTCCACTTTCCAATACAAACTTTGTATAATGTGGATTTTCAGGGTCTTCACCTTCTACTCTTTGAACATCATAACTTGATAAAGGTTCTACATTAGTAATACCATACTTATCATTTATATCTAACTTTAAAAAGAAGTCTCCGTATTTACATAGATTTCTTGTCCACGGGTATAAATTAAACTCAATGTTTAAAATATCATAATATAAATTATGTAAAATATCGTGTATTTGATTGTTGTCAGATTTAATACTTAATATTTTTCCATATTCTGACTTCAATGTAGTTTCGTCTGCGTAGATATCTAATGCAGATGAAATTAAAGGGTCTGAATCCATTGCTTCATAATCTCTAAACAACCCCATACGCATTGTTTTCTGATACAATGATTGGTTATATCCACTCATTCCACTCGGACTTTTATACAAACGAGAAAATCTATCAACTAAATCTTTCCCTGTAACACTTTGAATTTGTGCTGTATCCGCTATTTTTAATTTTCTACCACCGACATTTCTAACAATTACATTTGTAGAAAATAGTCGTTGTAATCTACTGAATAAATCTTTATCAGCCATTTTTTTAATCCTCTTATTTAATTAACCAAGTTAAATCTTCTTTTTCCCCTCTAACATCCATTTCCCAAGAATCATTTGTTTCGGTATTTGAAGTATACACTCCTGGATTTTGTCCAATACCTTGAATTGCTTTCTTAGAAAGTTCTATACCTTCACTTCTTAATCTTAGTGCGGTATCTCTGACCCAAAGGGCTATTGCGAAAGACATTACCAAATCATCATTGTATCCGGTCATTGCTTCCGCTCTGTTTCCATTATAAATAAATACAAATAATTCGTCAATTAATCTTTGAGAATGAACCACTACGGATTCTTCTCTAAACATTTCCTCTAACTTTGCAACAATTAAAGGTCTTGTCTTTGATGTCGTTGAAAAACCAGGAACCATATTTCGTTCTTGACTTCTATATTTATTTGTTATTTGATGTTGAACATCAACATATTGCAAATCTTTACTTGTATAAAACAAGTTTGGATATTCTCTATCAATGACTTGTTGAATTGCAGCCCAACCAATATTGTTGTTTTCCACAACCAACAAAGCATTGTTATATTCACTAGCCACATTGACTAACATATTTCCAAAATCTTGTGTAGAGATTTTACCTTTGTATTCGGCTACTTGTTCTAATGTTTCTACATCTATAATGTGAAACGCTGAATAATCTGTTCCATCACCTCTACTAACATCGGCACTCACCACATAATTTTTTGTATAGTTTGGTGGTTGCCATATCCAATAGTTAGAATCTATACCTCTTTTTTCTATTGGTTCTCTTACACTACTTTCTTTCATTTGTTCAAGTAGTAAACCATCAACAACACCACGACCAGAAGTAATAAAATCACAATCACATTCTTGAGCGGCTAATGAAGGCCCTAATAATTTATCTTGTTCA